AATTTCCACCATCTAATTTTTTTAATTGACATACTAAAACATTATTTTGAGGTAAAGGGTTTGGTACACCTAATATTTCTAATGTAATTCTACTATCTCCATTGCCTAATATTTCTAAAGTATATTCTGTAATATATTCTGTATATGTTAAACCATCAGGACTCGAGTAAAGTTTAAAATTATTTAAAGCATAACCTACTTCAGTAGGATCCCAACTACCTAATTCTAATTCTTGATCAAAATTAAAATTAAAAACAGATTGTCCGCCTACGGCTTCTACTACAAATCCCTGCGCGCCCGCGTAATATTGTCTATTAGTGTCGGTGATTAATCCACCATCTGGTGTTGTATTCATTTATTAACTTTTTTCTTTATTATCTTCAGCAGCAACACTTTGTGACGCTACTTGTACTATTGTTGGGTCACTTATTATAATTCCTGCATATGCTAAAATTCTCATTATAATTTCTACTTGCTCTACCACATCTAATTCAAAATTAGTAGAACTAGTCGCACTATATATAAATTCCCCTACTGTTCCAGTTGTATAATTCCATACTACATCAGCGGGTTTTCTTAAATAAGTTATAGTTACATTATCCTGTATACTAGTAGGATGCATGTATAATAAATCATTCTCATAATTATATAATGGAAAATTTTCAGTTGGTTGAGTTAACGGGGAAAGTAATAATTGTGCTAACTCATTTCTCTGCACATATTGTGCTGGTTTAAAATCTTTATAAAGAACTGTACCTAATCTATAAAAATCACTTGGAAATAATTGTATTACCAAAGTACTACCTAATATAGGAGCTACAGTCATTGTAAGTTGATTTCCACCCGCATTCCAAGTGTAATCTACACCAGCTGCTTGTACTACTCCATCTAATAAGACGGTTACTTGAGCTCCATTAGATTGAGCTGTAGTCCATGCAGTTACATTAAATATAGTATTTACACCATCAATAGGTGGATTACCTACAAAAGTTTCTACTACAGTAGGAGTAGTACTCACGGTAGGTAAGGTAAAATGAGGACCTACATAGTTCGCAAGTCCACTGGTTTGGAAGAATTGTAATTTTTCTTCAATATTTTTTATATGGTTAGCATATTCAGTATCATTCTGAGGGCTTCTATACTGTTGATTTAAATCACTAGCATATGCTTCAAACATAGTTAATTGAACTTGAGTTGCTACTTTATTGAACTCGTCAGGAGTCATATAACCTCTTTGTTGTTGGTTAAGTATTAACAAGACGGTTTTATAAACTATATCTACGTTTACTGCCATTATATTTTTATTATTTAATATAAAGGCGGACGAATCCGCCCTTATTATTATTTGTTATTGTAGTCTTTTTTCAATAGATTTATATACATCTATTCCTTCATCTGTTTTAAACCACGCAGCTAGTGCTGAATATGGGTTTTCATCAAATGGAACAGTTAAAAGCTTTCTATCATTACTACCCCAATGTACATATCTTTGATCTTGCGATACATAAATAATGTTATTTTCTACCGCGTTTATTGCAAAGTTTCTTAATTGTACATTTTCGTCTGATGCTAAAGATAAGAATAATCTTGGATTTCTTTTAGCAAACAATAATAAATCTCTTCTTAATTCTTTAGAAGACATTTTATTTACTTTAGATCCTTCCTCTACTCTTACAATAGCTTCAGCTGCATCAATATCCATGTTAAATGCCACATTCAATGCTTCAATTTCCCATTCTATATTTTCTAATTGATCTTCAGCTATTCTATGTGGAATATGCTCTTTAAATCTTCTATTTTTCATAGGGTGATATAAAGTTAACAATTTCTGCAAAGCTACATCTTCTTTGGGTACAGTTAAAACTCCATCTCTAAATGTGATATGTCCTAATGTTGCTTCTCCTTTTTGTTCATCAACAAATGGTGAAGATTGATTAGTAGCATATCTTAACTCTCTTTGTTCTTGTTTTACCGGATCAAACCATAACAATGGATGTCTTCTAGTATGTTTACTTGTAATAGTAAGAGTTAATGGAGATTTATTTCCTGTAAGTATATATGTTCTAGGTTTTACTTCCCAGTCAGGCTTTTTAGCAATAACTGGTTTTACTTTTGTAACAACAGCTTCTTTTACTGGTGCTACATAGGTAGGTTCTTCAACTACCGTTTCTTCTGTTTTCTTTTTTGCCATAATATAATATAATTAAATAGTTAAAAAATAAAGATAATGGGTGCCGAAGCACCCGTATCTTTAATTGTAATTAAACACCTTTGAATAATACAAAGTTGTTAGCAGCTTGTGTAACAAGACATCTTTCTGAAAGGAAGTTTACTTCCATTGCATCAAGATCACTAGTGAAAGCTCCACCAGCTGAACCTGTTAACCAAGACTTCATTCTTCTGTCATCACCTTGAGACGCTCTATATCTTACGTGTAAGAAAGGACGTCTAATGTTAGTACCAAGAATTTGGTCATAAACTGTAGTTGTACCAGCTGGAATTAAAACTCCTTCTATAGAAGCAGGACCAGTCATACCACCACGCGTTGAAGCGTCGTTAAGATATTTCCAATCTGTTTTATAGAAATCGTAAGAACCTCTTCTGAAACCACTAAAACCTAAGTTTAAAGCCATTTCTTCTGAGTTTTCAAATAATCCATAAGCAGTACCACCTTGTTGACCCGAAGAGATTGCAGCTAACATGTCATCAAAATCTAGAGCAGTTTGTCTGTCTAGGAATAACATGTTTTCTTCAATAGCTCCCTGAGTATCAAGGTTTCTAAGGATGTCATCAAAGTCATTAATACCAGTAGCTGCTGAGAACCCAACCATTACATTACCTCTGTCTTCGACAGCGGCAAATAAACCTTGAGTACCAACACCAGTAGTAATTGGTGAAACAACACCACTTTGATCAACTAGTTCACCCTCAACACACATCATTTCTAGGTAATCCTCAAATCTAAGTCTTGTTTCAGACTCAGCTTTAAGATACCATAGATAACCACCTGTGCCATCTTCTGTAGCAACTTCAACCCAACCGATTTGTGCCATATCTGAACCATTGATAACATATTTATCTCTGATTATGATAGGGTTATTACTAAATTGAGTAAATGAAGGAGTTACACTAATTCTATCGTTTCCAGTAACACCAGGAACGGCAGGATTAGCATTAGGAGTTGTTGATCCTTTTTGATATTCAGAACCATAAACGAAAACTTTTACATTTCCTACTATACCAGCTGCAGCTAAATCTGTAGCAGTATAAGGTTCAACGTTTAAAACGAATGTAGCCACGTTAGATGTGATTACCAAACACTTTACTTCATTTCCGAAATCATCCATTACTACGATAGTAGATCTTGGAGAAATAACGTTTTGAATTGTAGCAAGAGGAGTTGGGTTCACGTTAATCGTGTTACCAGCACCTGTTTGAGTACAGTCGTCATAAGCAATATGTAATCTATTTTGTTCAGACCAGATTACTTGGTCACTTGTCATAGGCAATTCAGCTCCTACCATTCTTAAGAATCCAGATAACGTTCTGTTTCCATAACGCTCTACTTCTTGTTCGTAAATTTCTGGCAAATATTGTTGCGCGAAATCTGCGAAATTAGCCGGAGTTGGCCCTGCGCCACCATTGTCTGTCCATTGCAGATAATTAGTAGCAAGCAATTGTTGAGATTGGGAAGGTATTAACGACCCAAACTGTGGGGATAAAGGCATAATTTTAAATTTTAATTATTAAATGTTCTTTTTCTTATTTTCAATTTTGATGAGTCTGCTCCCGAAATAGCTTTTACTTTTAATCCATCAACAAAAACATCTCCCCCGGCAACTTGCCTTGGTGCTTCTGTAGCTGGGTTCTTGGAATTTTGAACAACGTTTTTAACGCCATCTGCTTTTCCTTGTTCATAAAAGTGACTTGCTAATTTGTCAGCATTCATAGCAGCATATAAAGCTTTATGATAACCTTGAGGGTCACTAATTTTTCCTGCTTCATCAGTAAATTTACCAATAAAATTGTTAATATTAGTTTGCTTCTCAGCTATCGCACCAGGATCCTGAACTTTATATCTAAACTTCTTATCTCCTAATGAGTATTCAAAACCTTTGAATTCATTATTAAATAGATTATTAGTTTGAGTTCTAAAGTAATCTTGATTCGACTTTACAGTTTCTTGCTGTTTATTGTAACGATTGAAAAATTCTGTGGCTTTTTGTTGCTCTGGATCAACTCCCGGACGTTGTTTGATTTCAGCATAATACTTATCTTTTAAACGTGTTAGGTTTGTTTTCGCTGTAGCAACTTCTTCTTTATAAGCTAGTTTTTTTCTACGTGTATCTTTTTCTGTATCAAGTTCCTCATCTACATCAAATTTATCTTCTATTAGAAAATTAATTTCATCATGTGATAAATGAGGTTTTGATTGTTTGTAATATTCTTTTAATAAAGTTCCATCATCTAGATTAGTATAGTCTTTGTTTATTTTTACATAATCCTCTACTGTTCCACCAGTTTCATCCATAAACTTTACTAGTTTATCTATATTCTCTGGTAACTGACGTTCCTCTTTTACAGGAGGTTTTACTTCATTAATAATTTTTTCTTCTTTAGGCTCAACATCTTCTGTTACTGGTATTTCTTCAATAACATTTTCAATGGTCCCTTCGTGTGTTTCTCCCACTTCTTGCAATCCCACTTCGGATCGTTCTTCGCGTAACACGCTTTCCTCTGGTCGTTGTTTATGAATGGCATCTGTTTTGGGTTTTTCTGTTAAATCTAATTTTGCAGGTTCCTCAACTTTAACGTTGGGATCTTTAGTAAGATCAACTTTTACTGGTTGATCTATATTTTTTCCTAAGTTCTTAGGTTTTTTAGGTTTTGACTTTATTTTAAAGTCACCTTCTTGTTTGACCTCTACGGCCGCTTTTTTTTCTGGCATAATATAATATAATTAAATAATTAATACTTAAACAGGTAATCCTGGCATCATTCCAGGCATCATTCCTGTCTCATCTATTGGTTGTTCTTCAAAATTTATAGGTAATGATCTAGTATTTCTTTGCTCTATCATTTCACTTTGTTGTGTACCTTGAATTTTTACTCTTTTATCTTTTCTATCTTCAATGTCTTTCTCTTTATTTTTCTCTGCAGACATTTTCATTTGTTCTAATTGAACTTGATAGTTAAATTCTTCTGACATTAATTGTCTTTTAATATCAGCTTCTACTTGCATTCTTTGAATTTCAAATTGAGATTTACCTTGCTCTATTTGTAATTCTTTTTCAGCTAATGCGTTTTGTTTTTGTACTTCTACTTCAGCTGCTTTTTGAGCTGCTTCAGCTTGTGCTTTAGCATTTGCTTCAATTTGTTGCAACTGATTTGCATGTTCTCTTTCTTGTTTCTTTCTACGTTTTACTTTTAGCATTTGATTAGCTAATTTAATATTACGTATTTGTCTAATATCAATAGCATCTTCTAAATCAATTCCTCCAGCTTGTAAAGCTATCTGAATATTACTTTCTAAACTTGCTTGTTCTTCTTCATCTGGTTCTAAATCTAAGAATATTCCAAAATCATGCAAATTTAAATTAGTTAATTCTCTTAATGTTTCTACATTAAATAATGATATACTTTGACGTAGAGCATTACTAGTAAGAGGAAAGTTTAATAGATCTGCAATTTTCTTAGATATATTTTCACATACTCTTAAGGTTAAGAATAAGCTAGCGTTATTAATATGTTTAGTAGCAATATTAGATTGTTCTGCAGCAATTTTTTGTAATCCTACTAAAGTATCACGATCTGGTAAACTACCGTCTCTAGCTTCAGTTAATCCAGTCACATCTCTAATCATTTGTAAATAATAATTATATGTAGATATAAGCGCTTGAATTTTAGCTTGACCAGCCGAAGAGGTTAATTCTTGTACAGGTATTTTTCCACGATTAGGATCTCCATCTTGAGTTAATGATCTACCTACTACCGAACCAGTTTGGAAATACATATTCAATGCTTCCGCAGGATTATAATTTGTACCATTACCTAAATCAACTTCAGCTAATCCGTCCATATCTAGGAACACTCCATCAGGAACCATTCTTGCTAATACTTGTTGTAACTTTAAATGAGTTATTTGAATCATATCAGCAAAACCTGTTATTCTACTTACTATAGATTCAATTCTTCCTTTGTACATTCTAGGTGCACATATAGCATAATTCATTTCTACTTTAGTAGTATCAGCTACTGGTCTAGTCATATTTTCCGCCATCTTCCATTCTAACATCATATCAGTTCCTAATACCTTAGCACCAGTGTATAAAACCTCTATACTTCTACCAACTCTTTCAAACATATCATTAGTTGGAGGATTAAAAGTATCGGGTTTTTCTAATGCTTTTTCTAAACCACTATCAGTGTATTTAATTTTAAAAACTTGATCACTATATGTCTTATATTCAAAATACATTATTTGAATAGTGTTCTCATCATAGGTACCTCCATAAAGATAATTTCTATTTCCTTTAGTTTTTTGAATTTTTTCTAATTCTTCATCAGGAATACCAGGAAATTGTTTTTTTAGTTCTGGAATAGTAATAGCTTTTACCTCTCCTACATAATAAATATCTTCAAAATTTGGATCTTCTGTGTAAGAATATACCATGTAAGCTGGATCGACGTAATCTACTTTAACACCATTAGATACGTTAAAGTCTGTTTTTACTGCTCCAATTCCACAAGTAACTAAATCATAGTTAATTCTACGTTTAGTTAAATCCCATTTATTTTGATCTAATACTTGAGATATTGCTTCTTCTTCTGCTATTTCAACTCCTTGTTTGTAACTTAATTGCATATGCAAAGCTAATTCATCTTCACTAGCTGGTAATTGTTCTTCTGGAATACTAGTTCTTTGTAAAGAAGCTCCTATTTTCGCTTCCATTTCCTTCATCACGTCTCTTGCAAACATATCTTCTGCCACTGCTTGAGCATAATCAGTTCTCTTTTTTAAAGATTCTGGATCTTGAGCAAAAGCATTTATATCATATTCTTTAGAAGAAATTCCATTAGTTAAAATATCTACAAATTTAGAGATAATAGGAACAGGTTTCCAATCTAAATTAAGATAAGATAAATCTCCATTAATTGATAATTCATCTTTATATTTTTGAGTAGGTTGTTCACCTCTAGCGTATAATCTAAGTCTGTTATAATTATTCCAAGTAGTTAAATACCTGTTACCATTGGCTCGACCTTGGGAAAACCACTCATACTCAATAGCTTGAGCGACTTGTTGACCATATTCCAAGCTGGCTTTTTCAGCATCACTAACCACTTGGCTAGGAAATGGTCCGCCACCATTGGTAAACATCCTTAGTTTATTTTTCATTTAATCTATAATTTTTGATAATTGACCTTTGTTATCATATTTTTTTATACCTAAGTCATAACTTTGACGTATAAAATGTGGAATAGGTCTATATTTATTTTTATTACAAGCCATTATTGCAAGTCCTGAACTAATAGAAGCATCATGTGTTGTTCTATTGTTTATATTAAATTTAGCCCAATCTTCTAATGTACGTTGAAGATACATGTCTCCAAACTCATTATTTTCTTTTAATCCTATATAAGAATCAATATAAGATTCTATTGCTGCTGCGTGTGCTTGTTTAATATCTTCACTTGAATTCGGTATACCACCTATTTCTTTTTCAGTAATAGATAGTTTATTATATATTTTATCTGGTCGATTCATAGAAAATCCTCTATAACCTCTTCTTTTAAAATAGTATAACAATCTTGGTTTATTATTTTCTGCTAATATGGGCATACCATAAAATATACAGGCCATAAGTACATCTTCAAAAAAGATCTCTGCGGTTTGTGGTCGTGCTATATATTCTAAAAAGAAATGATTCGGGGGAATATCCTCCATACTAAACTTAGTTAATCCGTGTAATGCACCATTAGATCCTCTTCCATCTACTGTTCCGGATATATCATAACTATCACATCCAAAAGCTCCTAACTCTTCATTACCAGGGTATTTACTACCTCTTTTTAATAATACATTATTTTGTAATCTTTGTGGTGGAACCCAAGTAATCAAAAATCTTCCGTTTTTATTAGGTATAAAACTAACCGTTGTATCTTTAATTCCACCAGCCCATTGAAATGATCCTTTAGTAACAACACTACTGTTTTTAATATCGGCATTCCAATCTACTTGTTGGTATATTTTAGTTAAATTAAATAAAGAATTCTTAGATTCATCTCTAAAAGCGTGTTTAGTAGTTCTTGGGAATTGTCTATAAAATTCATTTAAAGCATCTTGATCTTCACTTAAACCATCTACTTCATTTTTCCAATAATCTAAAACTCCAATTCTAATTTTTTGACCATGGGGATCTTCATCTGGACTTTTGGGTGTTTCGAATACAGGTATGCCATGAGCATTAATGTATCCTTCGTAGTTCCATTCCATAGGTATGAACAAACTATATAATCCTGAGCGAGTCTGTCCATTAGCATTTCGTTTTGTAACATCTGAGCTTTCATATAGTTTTTTAAAATTTCCTCCTCCTTTATCTAAAGCATTAGAGGTACTTCCCATCATACATTTTCCAATAATTCTACTACCTAATCTTAAACACGTTTTAGTAACCCTCCAATTATTTAAAATATTGTTAGGTCTCTCCCATTTACCACTTTCATCATGTACTAATAGTTTTAATTTTTCACCATCATAACTATTATCACCTGTGTTTTTCCAATCTATTGTAGTGTCAAGACCTTGTAATTCTGCAGCTACTTCACCTGTTATAATCTTTCTTCTAGTAAATTTAGAAGCTGGTACTCTATATGCTAATTCTGTTTTAGGTCGATCCATACCATCTTGAATCGGTTTAAAAAAGAATGGATAATTAACTGATATAGGAACAACCTTATCAGTAAACATCGTTTTCGCATCAGGTC